TACCAAGCCTGATAGAACTCCCCTTTGAAAATAGTAGGTTCCACTTCTCTCACCGTTTCGTCGTCCTTCAGATACCACTTGTTAAAGCGTCTCACGAGCAATGCGTAGTGTCCTCCCCTCTGAACCCCCTGATGCAGAACACACGCGAAGAGTTTCCGCCCCTCAAATTCAAAAGGAATTTCGATCGGAAATTTGTAATCGTACATTGAGAATGAAAAGCTCGTGATCCTAGGCCACTTGGTGACCCGGTGACGCACGGCGGCCATTTCATGGGACTTTCCGTTAGAATCCACGTACCCTTCTAGTGGCTGCTCATCGAAGCGATCATCGAGGAGATCCTGGAGTCTACAGGGTTCACTCACATCTAGTACGAGTGTAGTAAAAGGAGTTTTCACGGTGGACATGCCTTCAGACCACAGAGTCTCCTGTGAATCCTCTCCATTGAATATTTCCTGGACAAGTTCCTTACCTAAAGACTTTTCAAAAACGTCAATCAGAAGCAGAATCGCCTCCTGTGCGTCATGTTGCTGCCCAGTGGTGAACTGGGGGAAACGCAGTCTAAAAGCACCCAAGAGATCACTTGGACTTGCGGGTTCGGTTTTGTCTTTTGTGAAAAGTTCCCGAACAATTTTTTGATATTCACGTGTGATGTCACAGGGGCCGGTGTATGGTGGCAATGAGAAAAGGTGTTTCGTAAGTGGTGGGACGTGCGCGAGGCACTGAATAGACGTGTTGAACCAACATGAATTTCCAATGTTCCATAAACCCCTCATAATCTTATTTTAAATGGATTTTTCTTCTCTATGTAATTTCCAAACAAAACCACCCGCTGATGGTCTCTTTCCTTTAGCACACGCAGAAATACTCGCCGCCGCTATTCCCAGCTTTTTACCGGCGCCTTTTAATGAATTGTGAATTTCTATTATAATTTTTTCATCTTTTGACCATTGTTCTACTTTTTTGAAATGAGCTTCGCCAACCATAATACGAATAGGAATTGAACGTTTTCGCCCTTTTAGACTTTCACTCATTTTTTGTCTAGTTTCTGGTCGAATTTCTTTATTTTTGTTCCCGCCACATTCTATATTATAACCATGGGGTACTAGGGTATTTCTTTCTGAAATTTCCATTATTTCCCGCCGGTCTAGTTCTTCCCGCCAACCATTACCCTCGGGTACCTCACATATAGTAGTAAATTCAAATTTATCAATTCCGTACTTGTGTATAGCAGCTTTCAAGCAACCTCGTGGTTGACGTTTATGTTCGCTCCACCTATCATCTGCATTTTTCTTCGTCGTCTGACCTACGTAAGTCTTGCCATTGACCTTATTCCTGATAAGGTAGATCCACCCCATCCTGACATGGCCTGAGAAAAAAGTTTGTAGAACTTTCGTCCGCCCGGGGATCCGGAACTCACTCCCTATATATACATGTATACATAAGGGATGAATTATGTTTTCTAGTACCTTCAATTGGAGAATAAAGGGTTAATGAAACTTCTACTTATTCTTGGGCGGCGGTGGCCTCTTCTTGACCATCTCTTCCGGTGTGATGGTCGGCTGACGTTCGGGAGGTGGCCAATCTTTGGCCTTGGGGAAGAATTTGGCCGACCGTTCGGCAAATCCGTCCGGATCCATGCTCTATAAATTGCGCAAGTTTTTAAGGAGTGAATGTAGAACTCGCAATCATCAAGGTTTCATGTCTCCTGTGCTTCATATTCAATAGGTAATTCTTTAGAAAGTCACGGACGGCGATGTAATAGTATGACAAGGGCTCGATGGTCCCGATCCAGTGCCGATCCTTGAGGGCCACACCTGCGACCATTGTCACCCAGTCCTCAAACTCTTTGTACCTTTCCCAGCCTGAAAGTTCAAGGAACGGCCAGAGACGCTCGTGGAGTAAGAGGAGCGTCAAGATGGTCAGGTCGTGGATGTTCACAACCTTGACGACGCCCTGACGCTTGACGTAAATCTCGTTAGGGAAGAGCTCGACGTTTTTGAGGACGATACACTTGTTCGATGGGATGCTGAAGATCTGCTGGAGGACCGTCGAAATCAAGAGCTTCTTGAGACCGTCACCACCTGGACCCTTTACGTGACTCAGATCCATATCATCAAAGTCGTTAATGACCACCCCCTCGATGAACTTGGGACGTTCCCTGAGATACTCGTGCCCTTCTTGAGGGACGCATGGGTTCCTGCGCGCCACGTGTCGCTTGTAGGATGTCGTACCAGCGCGCTCCTGAGAAAAGTCCCTCTTACATAGGGGGCATACAAGGCTCTCGGTCGTCTTGGGGCGCCCCATCCTGACATGGCCTGAGAAAAAAGTTTGTAGAACTTTCGTCCGCCTGGGGTTCTCCAACTACCATGGCCTACTACACTATATGCTTTTCAAAATTACTATTTCCTAATATCCTCAATTGGGGAACAAAGGGTTAACGAAACTTCTACAAAAAAAAGATGCGATGTCCACGTGTTAAAGTAGTCATGCTCTTACATACTAACCAAATGAGCGCTCACCCGATGGCCCGTCCTCTCTTCGCCAAGTGGGAGCCCTTGATCCGCAAGCATTCAAACAAGCCCAATACCGAGATTGAGTTTCGTTTTGGGCGCCCGTCCGGAAAGGGGTTCGACACGAATGTAGGGTCAGATGTCTTTGACAAGGTGATCAGGGCCCTGCGCAAGTATGACGGCTGGGAGTCTACTAAGCACTCTAACGCGACTGTGTACTATTTCGAAGGCAATAAGCGCTTGTCCATTGATGAGGAGACTGATGAGCAGGTTGGCCACATCAAGAAGCGTGTACTCGTGGACGATTTCAATATGGAATCGGCGCCTTTCGACGTTCGTCTGGGGGTGAGCACTGAGGAGCCTTTTGAGTATGACGGAGAGGAGACGAGCACCAAGCAAACGACCAAAGAGCGTTGGTCGTTTGTGAGGAAGAACCTGTCAATCGATATGACCATCGTCAAGGGCACACCCGACGACAAGGACTCTGATGAGGACACGACCTATCAGGTTGAGATGGAAATTATTGACCCTTCTCAAATTTCAGATGAGAATAATTTGTTCAACTTGCTCCATAAGATTTTCGATCTCATGAACTGCGTTTAGACTGCGACGTGCTTGAGCCAGTTGTTGCGGAACTTGGCGTTCAGACCGGCTCGTGCCAAGCCCGCCCATGTGTACTTGTTGGCCACCCCTGTAGGTAGACCCATATTTGCGATGGCGTTATTTAGGTTCTGAATTGCTGAGCGGTTGCGGGGGAGGGCGTACTCCTTCTGGAGCCGTGGGCTCTTGGAAGCGTTGTACTTCTTGGGCTTGGGGCTCTTTTTGGGGGGAGGAGTTCTCTTGGGAATGGAGGGAGTGGACCGGCGCTTGGGCACGTACGCAGGGATCACGCGCTTCTCACCCGTGACTGCATTCTCCACCTCACGAGCAGCACGTGGAGGGCTCATGGGCACCTCACGATTTATCCAGCCTCGCACGGCCTCCTTGATATTCTTCTGAGCGGGCTTTGGTTTCTGGAATGCCAGGCTGACCACCAAGTTTTTGTACTTCTGAACCTTGTTGGTCGGCATCCAATTTGGAATCTTAATTCGTGAAACGAACCGCGCCTTGGATGGCTCGTTCTTGCGTTCCGCCGCCGTCTCTTTAACAAACTTCTTGTACGCACGGTTGATGTTCGCTTTGAGAGGCTTTCCTCGGGCACCAAGTGGAAGTTTGCGGTAGATGCCCATAAAGAGGGTCTCGTTCCCTGCACGGGAAAGATTGCCTAGGTTGTTTCCTAGGCGAGCTGCGTATTCAAATTCCAGAACATTCATGTTGTTCGAACCCGCAGACGACGGGCTTGGCGTCACCTTCCGTGGTGGGCTTGGCGACGGCGCCGCAGTGACCACCGGTTTCTTGCTCGCCACATAGGCTCGGAGCGTATTGAACTTGTTCACCTTGGCCGTGGTGTTGTATTCCGCGTGCAAATTGGTGGGAAGAACAGCCTTGGCGATCTTGTTCTGCTCATCGGCTGGTATAGTCGCCCATGCGCGCCGCGTCTGGACACCCTTGCCCGTCGTCTTTTCCACACGGCCGTTGTTCAGGAATCTGTAATACACACCGTTCACGAGGGCATTGGCGTTGCGAACAGGCTTGTACACGTTCGCCTTTTTCTGGATCAGACCTATGAGATCCGCGGGCGCCATCTTGGCGTTCGCCTCTGGAATGCCCATGTTCCGGGCTACACCCAGAAGTTCCGCCTTGGTCAGGCGCGTTGCCTGACGGTTATTGATGCGCAGAATCTTGTTAAGACCCATTGTGACCAAGTGCTGCAGACCTGGTTTGAACGACTCGTTGCCCATAGTCAATACGTTGGTCTTTACATTGGCGGGAATCTTGAAAATCTCTCGAACCGCCGCAGGAATGTTGCGTCCCGCGTCGGTGTACGCCTTTATCACAGTCTTGCGACCAGAGACGATACCAGCGGGAATAGCGAACCAATAAGGCTGCTTACCAGGGCCGGGGCGGACGTAGAATCCCTCCTTGGTCGCGTTCCAGCTCGGAGCCCTGCGGTTCTTGGGACCGGCGGGGGTCGCGGCCGCTTCCGTATTTACATTTTGAATTGGAATTCCAAGGTTCCGGAAAATCTTCAAAGTGTGGGCAGGAACTGGGACGCCCACCTTGGCGTACGCCTTGGCGACCATGACCGCATTCTTCTTCGCAAGCCCCATTGGGCCTCGGTTGATGACCTCTCCAGTCTGAAGCTCTTTCTCCATTTTGCGCCATTTGTAGAGACGGGGCTTTCCGTTCGTTCCGGGACGCACGTAAAAGCCGCGGGGAGGGGTGGCGTTCCAGGAAGCCGCCAGGGGGTAGCGGTTCGCCAGCTTGGCCTTCTTGTTGTTCCCTCCTTTCGTAGGTTTCTTTATTGCCGGGGAGTTGGCTAGGTTGAAGGCAAGGAAAGGAACCACATCATATTTAGAGAAGAATTCCTTGAAAAGTTGTTTAGGAGCCTCGCGCTCCGAAGGATCCTTGATCCCCGTGAAAAGCACGGTACCGTTCTTGAAGAACTGATAGGTCCACTTGGGGTTTTTGAGCTTGAGCACCACGGCGGGAACGCTCGCTTCAGGTGTGTACCGGACAGACTCGCGCACCGTGGCGGGGAGCTTTGTGAGCTCGTCTTTGAGATCCTCGAGGGCGATTGGCCTATTTATGTAGAAAATTCCGTCAATCTTTTTATAGGTCGGTGGCGCATCGAGCAGAAAAGGTGGCGCCCACCCGTTCTTCACTATCGCCAAGAGAGCTTCCTCATAGTTGCCGAGACCCATGACATCAAAGTATGTGTCTGTCATGACGATAGTCTGCTGGCCTCGTTTAGCGATGATCTTTTTCACAGCACCCGTGTCACCTATCCAGCCCTGGCCTGAGACCCAACGCACCACTGGCTTTTTAAAGCTGGCGTCATAGCCGGTAATCTCGGAGAAACCCTTGGGTGCCGTTTCGAATACAGAACGAAAATTTGTTGGCAATTTAAAAGTAATAATTTTGGCGGTGAGAGCCGACGCGGACGCCTTCCACCCCCCCTGGTTGCTGTTTGTGAAAACGCGCTTGGATCGCCATAGTTTCTGAAACTTGGCGATCCGAGCCCGAGTTTGTTCCTCGAGGGATTCCATATTATTGTTTTCTTACATTTTATTCTTGTGGTAAAAAGTCGAGACCGAAGATGAAAGGCTGTGTCGAGTAGGCGTTTCCGTTGTGAATCTTCGAATCGACGCGCACCTCGAGTTCCTTGGCACTGAAAGGACCCGCGTAAAAGTCCTGGTTGAACCGGTGCGTCCCGAGGTTATTCTGTTTGCAGTGCTCGTTGAACCGGGCGATGAAGAGCGTCTGGGGGATGAATAGATCGGGTCCGAACTTGAACTTCTCCGAGCACAAGAAGTGCTGAAGAGCATTCGTGACCGTTGCAATCTGGCTCTGTACCGTCTTGAAGTACTTGGGTAGTACGTTCCAGATGTCCTTGTC